ATATCTGTGCCGTTATCGTTAAACACGGTAGGTGTACCGCCAATGCTGGCAGTAGTAACGCTGCGATCCTGAAATACGAACGATCCCGATGCATCAACGTAGAACGCGCCGTACTCACTATTTGTAACAGTTTGTAATGCGGCTAAGGATGTACGAGCTGTACCGGGGTCTGCCTGCATAGTGGTTAAACCTGCATCAATGTCACGCATGGATGCTGGCCATGAAATCGTGTCTAAAATTTGGTTAATTCTTGTACCGCTTAGATCGCCAGCAGTTGCACCTGTAACGGTACTGATCTGTGCATTTTGAGCTAGTCGCTGAGCATCTACGGCTTGGATAGTTGTATAAGCGACATCTGTAGCGTTACGCGGCTCAGTAGTTGTATAGCTTGTAATAAAGCCTGAGAACATTGGATAGGTAACGCCTGCATATGTAGCCGAAATAGATACTTTGCGCATTGGATCGAGTAGGCCAAAATAGGGGCTGCCCGGGTTCTGGGGATTGAACGCGCCTGACTGATCTACGATGCGCAGGGTTAGCGTACCTGTCTGAAATTCATCTACCTGCGGATTGCGGCCGCGCTTAATTGTCACGCTATCTACTACGTTACTAACATCTACAATAACTGCAGCTGAGTCTGCCAATACGTTAGTACCTAATATGCCTTCGCCAATAATAAATGCCTGTGCAAAACTAGGGCCAGTAGAAAAGTTGATAACCGCGTTAATCGTTGGGACTGTCATCGGGCAATAGTCCCTGCCGCTGCATTACCTAAACCGATTCTTTGACCAGCTAAAAGTGCGTCATTTACAGCATCTACGAACTCATCTTGCATAATTACTGAGCCATTATTATTTACGATAACAGTAGGGGCATTACTGTAGCCAGAATCAAAGTTGCGATCTCTACTTTGACCAGGATTAAAATTTACTCCAGCAACAGGTTCATTATTAGTAACAGCCTGTGCTAAGAAATCTACAACAGATTGTGACTCTGCTACAGATTCAGCAGCGGCTTCAGCAGCAGCAGCCGCATCGGCAGCAATATTTTCTACCTTTTCTAAAATAGCGTCAATGGTGTCATCTTCTGCAAAAATGCTTTCAATCGGATCTGTATTGCCACCGCCAGCACTTCCGCCACCGCCGCCACCGCCACCACCGCCGCCACCGCCACCTTTGCCTAAATCATAATTGCGATCTTGGTTTTGACCAGGATTAAAAGTAACTCCCGGAATCATTAACATGCCGCCCTTTAGCCTGTTAAGTTCATTGTAGGCAGAAAGTAAACTGCTAGCCCACGTAGAAAACGGGTCTTTAGCCTGACCGATTGCTAAAAGATCGGCAGCAATCTTGGCATTTTGCTTTTGAATATCCTCTAGCTTCTTGGCTAGTTTTTCGGCTTTATCAGCATCCTCATCTGCAATAGCCTGCATAAGTTGTAAGCGTATTTTTTCTTCTTCGCTAATTTTGCCTTTTAAGGCAGCCGCTATTTGAATCTTTTGCAAATCGAATACGGCAGCAGCTTTATCTAGTTTTGCTTTATTGGCAGCAGCTAGTTTGTCGGCTCTAATCTTTGCATTAGCGGCCGCTTTCTCTGCTGCAATTTTAGCGGCTGCGGCTTTCTTAGCGGCATCTGCAGCTAGTTTGTCTGCTCTTTGAGTATCTTGGCTAGAGATAGACATTGGGGTAGTAAATCTTGTACCCATCTTTGTAGCCAGCGCACTAGCTTTTTCAGCATCAGAAAGAAAAAAGCCAGTACCTAATAACTCTTTAGATACTGCAATAAACCTAGAAAAATCTACAGTGGCATTTGCAATCGACTCAGCAATTTTATCGATAGCAGATACAGTTCCATCTACATTTTGTGAATTACTTAAAGTACCTAGCGCATTTACTAAACCTTTGCCAATAGTTTCTTTAGCATTATTAGCAGCTACTTGTAATTTGTTAAGTGATCCCTGATAACTATTGGAAGCCGAAGTAGCTTGACCAGCAAATAAGGCAACAAGTCTTTTCTGTATATCCTCAAAATTACCTGTGGCTAAATCGGCTTTAGATATACCTACGCCTAAACGGCCAATGGCAGCAGTCTGCCCTAGGTAGGCCTTCTGTAGGCTTTGTGATACCTGGGTAACGCTTTTACCAGTACCAGCTGCAATATCTAAGGATAGGTTTAATAATTCTTGAGATTTGGCTACGTCACCTGTAGCGCGTAGCAGCCTGTCCATGGCCGGGCGCAGTTCGTCATCGAGTACGCCAGTCTGGGCTTCAAGCCGATTTATAAAGCCATTGACTGTACCAACATTTGCACCGTAGGCAAGGCCAAGGTTTTTTAATGTCATGCCTAAACTCTTGGCAGCGGCATCATCCTCGGCAAACGCCTTAACACTAGCCTTGCTGTAAGACACTAATTTCTGAATAGCAAATACACCTAGAAAACCTTTAGCTAGGGTCTTTACGCTTCTCGTTAATTTTTGTGTAGATGTATCTGCCTTATCAAACGCTTTTTTGCCTGTGAACTCGGCGGCAATATCTATCTTTACTGATGGATCAATAGCCATTAGTTATACCCCACAGCCTTGTTAAATTTATCTCGGGCTTCCTCAATGGCTTTAATAACAGCTGCGTTAGTCTTGCCGCCGTCATCTTTCCATGCGCGAAAGATTGCACGGCCTTTCATTTTGCGTGATCTACGGCCTGCACCTGTTTGATTATTAGCATCTACGATCTCGCCGTATTGGTTTATAGCTTGTACGAATATTGATCCTGCCTGTGGGTTACGGCTACGGCCTTGACCCGGGCCAGCAGCTACTATGTTTGCACCTTGGTTATAGCCTGGGCGTTGAACAATAAATGATGATCCTTGTTCGCGACCATTAGGGTGAACACGGCCAGCAGTTTCATAAATTGCGCCAGACATGGATGCATTTACAATTCTAGATAATGATCTAAAACCTGAACGGTTTACTCTGCTAGGTGTGGTTTTGTAACCTATGCCGCCTTTAGCAGCTCGACCATCCCATATCCATCTAGTATTACCCTTAGCTTTACCCCATCCCGATAACGGGGCTTGAGATGGGATAAAGCCGCGAGCCTTAGACACTACAGGTTTTAATAAACTAGCCATTTCTTTTTGTGTTTCTTTAGCTAAATCAGGCGTAAATTTCTTTAGGGCTTTACGGAGTTCAATGCCGCCTTTTACTGTTACTGGCATTTTTGATCTCCTTATTCCTATCCTTTATCGCTTGTAATAAAGCCTTAAACATCCTGCTATCAAGTGCTAATAAATCGTTAGGCGATAACCCAGTTTCTAAACTAAGCCTTGCGACCAAGTAAGTAAATGAATCTCGCCCTATAGTTCCGGGTCATCGTCTAATACCTCAACCTTGGCAAGCATTTCTACGAACTCTGCGCCGAATAGAGGAACTGTTACAGCTGCGCGCTTTAAACACTCCCAAGCCAACCAGAACACGTCTGACTGCCTAGATTCCTCTGCAAAGGCCTTGTGAAAACCTTTGCCTTTGTAAAGTTCAAATGCGTACTCAACACCCGGGGTTATCTGATGTTCAGTAACCTCGCCTGTTGCCCTTGTTATTTTGAGTTTTGCCATTTGTTTGCCCTTTCGTAGTTAGATTAGAACGCGACTGTAGGAGATACGGTTACAACGGAATTGACGGTAAATGAAAGGCTAGATGCCGCTTCATCGCCTACGCCACCGTTACCGACAGGTGTTAGGTTATTTACTAAAATGCTAAATTGGTATGAAGGGTTAGCAGCTGATACAGCAGTACCTTTTACGGTAATCATTGAAACAGCTAGTGTTGTACCAGCTGCCGCGTTCAATGTCTGCATAACTTGAGATGCATCCCAGTCATTGAAAAAATCCATTGAAAACGTAGCAGATTGCAATCCAGCAACATAACGATGCGAAAGATCGCCCATGCTGGTTACCTCAAGCTCGTCGAAAGTTTGAGTAAGTGTTACTGCCGATACCAAGCTAGAAATATCAATGCTTGGTACTGTTGGCGCGGCCGCTGTGGCAAGTTTTACGCCAACCTTATTATTTAAATAAATTGCCATTTTGTTTATTCCTCGTCTGTTTTTGTAGTGGCTTTAGATGGTGTTGCGTTTTCTTTCACTTGGCCAATTTTAATTAGCCAGGCTAGATCTTCTTCTTTGCTCATGGTTTAACTCCAGCTCGTTAGTACGGTTATATTAAATTCGGCTGTTAAAAGATCGCCGCTATCTGCATTTAATACGCCAGGCGCGCTAACGCTAGTTATATTAAATACGATATTAGATGCAGCTAATTTATTAACTGCTGCAACAATAAAATCCTCAATGCCCTGCAGGTTGCCCTGATTATCGAACATGGGAACGGTTAATAAAATCTTGAAATTAGCCATTGGTGAAACGGTGATTTGGCTGTTATTGCTAGGTACTAAATACGGGTCTGCCGGAATTACCACGCAGCTGTTAGCCAGGATGGTTGCAGGTGGGTAGGCAAATACCGACCAGACTCCGTTATTGGTTAAAGCCGCTGCGATGGTGCTACGCAGGGTTGTAATAGCTGCCGTAGGCATTTACCCCACCATGCTGTTCGGGTTCATGTACGGGGCTAGTAAGCCGCGTATCTTGCCTATCATGCTGTTGCCCATGCGATAAGGGCTAGGGCTAAAGCCATCTAGTCCCACGCCGCCAGTCTGAGATACCTGGCGAGCCTGCCAAATATCAACGGCCAAGATCATCGCAGCTTCTCTAACGCTTGCGGTATTGACGTAGGTGGCTGTCTTTGTATCCTCGCCTGTTGCTGTGCCATAAGGCAGTACACGGCGGAAATTCTGATTAGCTGCAGTTTTAGCGTATTGAATAAAACTATAACCCTGTGGGTATTGGAAATAGTTTAGCTGCAGATTAAACGCAGGCAAGATATTAGATGTACCTGTTGAAAATGGGATAGTGCCTGTAATTGTGTAAGTGCCGTTAAAGGTTGATCCAGCCCCGGCAATAGTTACCGATTCCGTCGTAGTAAATATGCCGGGGTTAGCGATCATTACGGTGGCAACGTTATTTACCAATGCAGTCCCCACGACTGGCGCAGAATCAAACCAAAGGAAACTGTTAATTTG